TTTGGCAGCCGAATATTCCAAGGCGTGTGGGAGAGATATGATACTCCCAGAGGATATGGAATATGCGATCAAATATTGTGCGATGAACACAGTTGGTCAGGATATAGGTTCTCTATTTCCCGAGGTTTATGATGAGGAGGAATCCGATGAAGAGGATGATATCGAAGAGGTTCCAGAAGAAGACTGTCCCAAGTTCGAAAGATACTCTGGTGACGACGAAAGATTCGTTCTTATGAACGAGTGCTACGATCGATGGGAAAGCTGGACACCCCAAAGTCCGGTAGAAGAGATGTTAAAAAATGCTATTAATAGTAATGAGCACCTCTGAGCCAGAGGGATGGTCGTTCTCGAATACTAAATTCAAGATATATGACACAGGATCCAGCTCTAGTGAAGATTCGTCGGATGATGAAGACTTATTTTCAAAAACAAAAACAATAAAAAAGAAAAAATTCAAAAAGATTGTTCAGAAGGAAGAGTTGTTACCAGAATAATTTTCCCATTGTAATATATACAATGTCCGCCGTTACCAGCGCCCTCAAGACTGTCGATCTCGTTACCCAGGAGCTCCAGACCCAGACCCTCAACTCCATTGTTGCCGGTTTCTCTTTCGCCGCCGCGATGTCTTGGATGGATTTCATCCGCTGGGTGATCACCCAGATTGTCAAGGTCCCCAAGAACGGTGGTTCCCAGTACGCGCTCACCGCGCTCCTTACCTCCCTCCTTTCCGTGATTGTCTTCATGGTCATCTCCCGTATTAACGGTCGTGTCAAGAAGCCCGCTCAGCCCGTCTATGCGATCACTCGCTAAGTTTTTTGGGGTATTTGGGACGCTTACCCTTCATGAAAAACATGAGGAGTAGTCCAATCACAACTACCAGTACAACATAGATAATCCATCTATAATCATCCTTAACTTCAGGAATGCTTATAGATTCTTCCTTCTTTTCTTCAGTCACCTCTTCTATTGGAACTTTTGGAAGTCCCTCAAGTTTGTCCATAGAACCTGTTAATTCGAACTTTAAAATATGGTCCTGATTTCTAAAGTCATATGGAATCAGGCGACCGTGACTCATGTAAAAGAATTCAATGCGAATATCACGAATAAACTTTTGAGGACCGGAGTGAAAATGATGTATGAGGTGATCATCAGCTCCATTGAAATTTATGAAATCTGAACCATCGAGAAGTATGTGTCCAGTGTAAAATGGGGTCGATGAATATATATCTTGATTAAACTCGTCAGAACCAGCTGTCAACTTGAGTATCAAAGAATTTGGACCATTCAAATTTACTGCACCAGATGTAATTTCACCATTTGCATTAGAAGTGAAATCTTCGGAACTAAAACCTAACACCTGATGTGGTGTCGTCACAGAAGATGTTTTACTTTGATAACCATTTGTTCCTGTGTGAAATTCAAACGTAAAAGCGTTTGATGAACCCACGTTGGAAAAATTGATACTATTCGTTTCTTCGTCATATACGACGAGGCTCACGTTAGAGTCTGGTGGTGCAAGAAGAGTCTCTAAATCTTCGGCCAAAATATATCCATTCGCATAATTGGTTTCATTCAGTACAAAGACGTTTCCATCGACACTAAATGAATTATTTGTGCCACAAGTTGTTAATTGAGGTGTAGGGATTCTCGCCGAAATGAGTTTGATTTCAGAAACATCATAAATGGGATTTTCCAATGTAACCACATAACTATTTGCGTATGCATATAAATTCGTCTGACGTTCGCTACTATCTATAGATAGGTTATACACCTTCATTAAAATATAGGCACAATATTTTAATGAATGTTTTTGTCTAATAATTCGAACAATTTTACTGATACAGACTGTGTGCGAGAGGGTTGTTCTGGAGCTGTCGCTGCGCGATACTGAGATCCCGAGAGTTGGGATTCTCGTTACCCTTGTAGGCATTGAACTTGTGGAACGCCTTCTGCTTGTAGTGCTGAGTCCATCCACCATTGGCCGGGTTCATGCGACCATCAACACGAGTCGTGTCGGATCGCACTGCCGTAAGAGCACCACCTTGCTTGAGGGCACTCTCGCGAACATTCATACGACCAGCGTTACCCATACGGTTAGGCTTACCACGACGATCCTCGGGGCGGAAACCATACTTCATAAGCTCCTCATTTGTCTTCGCAGCAACCTTAACAGCGGCACTGTTCGTATAAGCACCACGGAAGTTGGTAATACCAGGTTGAGGCTGGTTGTAGTGGCTATATTGCTCATCGTTACGATCACTCTTGAATCGGGTAGGATCTTGGGAAACAGTCTGTGCTGAGATGAAACGTTTGGCACCACTGAAACCAAGACCATCCGTGCGAAGACCAGTCTCCGATCGGTTTGTGGTACGCTTGGTCCTCTCATGTTCATTACGGGGTACAACACCAGACATACCTTGGGCACGTCCAGCCATGGTAGGGAGACGTTCAGGAAGGAATGCAGTCGTTTCAGGTTTGTTATGAGTTAGCTCACCAACAACAGCGGAGCGGCCACCAGTAATATCCGCAGCTGGACCAGTCCTACCAGGGAGAGTGGTGAGTCTATACTCACCGACATTCACAGGATTCACACGGAACATCTGTTGAAAGCCACCGACGGCTGGGGTCTCAGCACTAACACCAAGACCTGGACCCACAAGTTGCTTCTCAATGGGAGACAAATTGTTCATGCGACCCTGGTCATACATACGATTCCGCATGTTTAGGATCTCCTGACCACCACTTCTCTGTTGTCTGGAAATATCAGCGAAACTTTCCATCTCCCTCTTTTGGGGAACCCCAATGTTGGGTTGGAAATTGTTATTTTGAATTTCTATAGGCGCTTTGACTACTGGGGGTGGTTCAAATACCTCCTTTGGCGGGGGTGGAACAGACTTAGTACTCAAAGTTCGACCAGCATACACAAGACCGGCCACAGCCATGAGCGAAATGGGATCAGCCATTCTTACTTCTTACCGACATTTTTATTAGCGTACCTTTGCTGAAAGAGGCCGTTCTGAAGTTCGGCGCGAGTACTCGCTGGCTCATATCGCATGGTACGGAGAGGAACTTTACATTCCATGTTCGACAGTGGGAAGAGATTACGCTCATAGGTTTGGACGATATGTTTGTTGAAACGGGACGTGGATTGGGGGCGAAGTTGATCGCTCGTATCTATATGTTGGGCTGGGGAACCCTTACCCGCCATGTAAGGCGCGGTTCCATACAACATGGTGTTGGGGCGGCATCCACCACAATTGAGATTACTGGGCTGGGGATACACGAAAATCTCATCAGTCGCCTTGACTGGGGGAATAGCACCCTTGTTTTGAACTCGGGAAAGGCCAGGTTGGAGCTGATACGCCATTTATTATTACATGAGAATATTATCTACCAAACATACCCGATCGCTTATCCCCACTTCCACTGAGACCCTCAAACGCCTCGAGCTGAACACCACGGGCATTGGGATTGCAATAACGAGTATCACTCTTGCACATGGGACCATTCTTGGGTCCATACAACCATTCCGCGAACGCCGTCTGATCGCCTGGTATTTTCGTCACAGGGTTGGATACGAATTGGCGATCAACCGCATTCCTCATGTACTTGGGGAGAGGAGAGCGGGAACGTCCAGCATCCATAGGAATTCTATCAGTTGTATAATTATTAGTGAATGGTTTCACACTGGGGTAATAACACGCCTCCAATCGATTGGGAGCGTCTGTAAAATCAGTAATGAGCACATTACCCATTGGGTTATCTTCAGTAGGCACCTGACACATGGGCTCACCCTCGATGGTATATCCAATCGTTTGTTTGATCATTTTCGACTTATAAAGGACGTAAATGACCGAAATGACTGTCGCACCCAAAACGAAAATCCTGGGATCACGGCGAATGATATAAATCAAGCAACTCGCGTAAATGACAAAGCGCGAAGCGGCATTGATACGATCTTCTGGAGTTTGGTCACTTGTGGGCCAAAACTGAGAGACCTTATCAGCCCGGATAAGTTGTTGTGGATCGTCAAACCAGACTTTCATTTAGTATAAGTTGAGGTTTATTTTTTAGGAAGACTACCAAGCATACTGCTCATCATCTTCATCAACGCATCCTGGTTAAGCTCACCACCATCCTCATCCTGAAGCTTCGATGCGACACCCTGTGCAATGCTTTCAATCTGACTGAGTGTATCTTGGGGGAGAGAAGTGATAGTAGTTCCAAGCATGTAGAGTGTCTGGAGATATTGCCAGGTCGCACCCTTCGTGTTCGGGGACATTCGTTCCCAATAAGACTTGATGTCAAGATCCTTTAGGAGGTCGATGGTGTCAATCTCCTTGAGAAGGAACGTCTCATCCTTAGCAGAAATCTTATCCGCATAGGGACTCACACCCTTCATGAACGCATCCACGACAAGACGTGGGTTGGAAGACTTCAATAGATCGAACGAAGTCATCATCTTTTTGATACCTTTTTCCTCTGGAAAAGTCTTGTGCAATTCCACAAGAAATTGACCCATCATATCGTTAAACGCAGTAACGGACGCCATTTTCTTATTATAATCTTGTAATCTTTAACTTTAGAAAGGTTCAGTTGAGATAGCCTCTTTCTGACCGATACCACCGGACACTATAAAGAATACGAGAATCGCATTGAGAGCCGCGGGTTTGGTATATTTATTGAGTTCGAGTTTTCCCTCATTGTTGAGGTGGGCCTTAAGGTGAATGTATCCAGCAGTGATACCACCCGCAATCAAAGCGGCACTCATGGGGTCACGAAGATAGTCGGAGAGTTCCATTTAATTATAACGGGGATTTTTTGTACGCTGTTCAGGTGCGTCTCCAAAGAAAACGTCATCGTCTTCTTGGGGCTGGGCCTGAGGCTGAGCCTGAGGCTGGGGCTGAGACTCCATTTCAGACTCAAATTCGGGTTCAGGTTCGGGGGCCTGGACGCCTGGGACAGTCTTAAATTCATTCTCGAGTCCAGTGGGTTCTGGTTCTGGTCCAGGTATCGTATCGGGCTCTGGTTCAAACGATGGTTCGGGCTCGGGGTCAGGCTCAGGCTCCGCCATTGGGTCACCTTCACCATCGAACACATCGGGATCTACACCATCTTGAATCTCACCATCAAGAGAAATATCCCTTGTCTCCTGGGACATGTATGTCTGGAGAATTTGCTGCACGGGGATAAGCTCTTTCACCGTACTCTCGATACAGAGTGTGAAACGAGTCGTCAGCTTTTCATCTCTCAGGTACTCACTTTGCTCATCACTGAAGATGTACGGATCTTTATACAGGTCCTTGGCGATGTTGTTGTAGCAGGTTTGGATAAAAACCTCCTCCGTGGGTAGTTTCAGGGAAATCTTCTTGTTATCCGCCTTGAGACGGACAGCGGAGAGAATCTTTGTGCATGCGACGAATACAGCAGCCAACAGGTCACTGAACCAAGCACAACGATTTGTGATATTGTCACTATGGTTTTTTGACATTGCATTGGACCAGTTAGGAACCTCCTTAAGAAGCTTTTGGAACATAATGAGAACCTTACGACCCTTGGACAGATTTACGGACTCGTTGTACATATCCTGAAAGACTTCAATCATAGGTGGGCACATAATGAGACACATCTGTCCCATGTATTCCTTTTTGGCCTCAACCAAGATATTGAGGTTATCCATTTATGATTAAAGTGGTTTTTAATTTAGGAACTTACTACGCACTCCCCCTGTACCTATTTGCAATCTTCTTTAGATTCATAAGATTTGGAAAATCACCCTCTTCCTCCCGGTGTTCTCGTTTTTCCTTCTTCTTTTTTGAAACCACCCAAGAAACGTATATGTCGTGATCACTTATTAATCGAACTGTGAAACCACCTAGAGCAAATTGACGAGCGATATATTTTGCTGCTGCATTTCTGTCAAACACGGGATACCCTATTAGAAATGCAGGGACTGTTAAAAATATTTGTTTGTGACCAAGCTCTACGGATTGACGAATCTTTGAGGAAAACTGCTCATAAATTTTTTTGTAGATATCCTTTCGAATCTGTTTTCGTTTCTCATCAATCTTAGTAACTTCATCGATGTTGATCATTACAATTACTGTAATTTATTTTTTACCGAATCCAACTCAGCCTTTAGTGGGGAAGCGACCTCCTTCACCAGTTTGTAATCAACAAAATCCTTACCAAGGGATCCTTCTGTAAATGCAGTCACGTCACTGGGAACATCAACACCTAGGGGCTGAGAACGTAAGGACATAAGAGTAACCTTACCATTCTCGACCTTGTATGAAGCCACAACGGAGAAACCAAACGAAAATCCATCCTTCTTTATCGCCATGAACATACATTCATATATATCACCCTTTTCACCCTTGTAATGTTTAACCGATGTAGTCTCTATGATGTACGTGCAAAGACCAGTACGTTTAGAAATTTCCCGATTGGCTTGAAGAACAAACTCTTCCATATTGTCGTTATCAACTTTAGCCTCGACCTCCCTGTACTTGGAAAGATCTGGTCTGGGATCATTAAGCTTGATGGGGCCAACTGGTTTTGTGTATCCTGAGAGACCAAAAGCTTCAGTGAAAGATTCACGGGAAGTTGTGATAAAAATCACCAACACGAGAAGAATGATCACAATCAAGTAATTCATATTTACTATAATGCGTTAATTTTTTTTTACAAAATACCCTATAGATAATAGA